CACGGTGTCCTTCTCCATCGCCGCCTCGATGTCGCGTACTGCCTGTGCGGCGTCCTTGACGGCGACGCTGTTCATGGTCTGCTGCGCGGCCTTCGCGGCCTCGAGAGCGCGCTCGGCGTTCTCGTGGTCGGCCTTGAGTGCGAGGTCGGTGCAGAACTCGATGGTGGTCCGGGCGCGCTTCACGGTGAGGTTAGACACGGGTGCTCCTTGACGGTGAGCGACGGTGCGACGGTGCGACGGTGGTGCCCCCCGGCCCGCGCACCGTCAACGCGGACCGGGGGAGTTGGTGGGATCAGGCGCCAGCGACGACGGCGACCTCGACCTGCGGCGCACCCGTGACGAACGACGTCCAGGTGGAGCGCAGAACCGAGTTCGCCTCAGGGGCCACGTCCTGCTTGACGCCCGGCTTGAACGGGATGACCGTCACCTTGTCGCCAGTCGCGAACGGCTGGTCGAAGGGGACGCCGCGACGGCGCACGAGGTAGAGCTGCGTGCCCTCGACGAGCGTGTCGACGAGCGCGTTGTCGGTCGCCTCGTTCGCCGAGTTCGTGTTGTCGATACCCGTCAGCGAGAGGGTGTAGTGCTTGCGCCCCGGCTGGTCGTACGTCACCGTCGAGCACAGGCGCTCGTCCGTGATCGTCGCCTGGTCCACCGCGAAGGCGAACCCGTCCGGCGTCAGGTAGCACGACACGTCCTTCGCGCCCGCGGCGTTGAGCTCGGTGACAGTCGGGGCGCCAGGGTCGGCGAGGGTGGTGACGAGGACGGTCTTGATGTTCCCGTCGGCGGGGGTAGAAGGCACGTCGGCCATCGGTCACTCCTTGGTTTCGGTGGAGGTGGTGCCCTCGCCGACGGCAGACTCGGGCTCTTCACGCGACGCCGACGGGCGGCTCGCGAACTTCGGGGGGTACTTCGCCGGGCGCTCCTGATGGGCCGGCGGATTGCGCTTCACCAGGTCGAGGAAGTCCGTGTGGAGCGCGTAGAACGCCTCGGGGACGTCGAACTCGTGCTTGAGTTCCTTGTGCTTCACGCGCACATACATCGGGCACCTCCGGGCACGCCGAGGAGCCCCGCAGGCGATGCCAGGGGGCTAGATGGGGGGAAGGCTCAGGGGAGCAGTGAGGCTGTGAGCTGCCAGTCGAGGACGGTCACGACCGGATGCACGGAACTGCCGGTGATCGTGTAGTCGTCTACGCGACCAAGCTCACGGGAGCCGACCTGCAGAATGGGCCCGCACGTCCACCCGGCCGGTGAGATGCGAGCGCCCTCGAGCGCCGTCATCACCTGCACGCCGATCGCGTTCGTCTGCGTGGAGTTCGCACCGAGGATCGTCGTGCGGATGCGCACCCGGTACGCCTGCGGAGTCGATGCCAGCGCGCGGGCAGAGGCGGCAGGGAGGTCGATGTTCACGACCGTCCACGGCGTGCTACTGACTGTTGCCTCGGTGTCGTACGGATGGGTCGACGACGGGAGCGCGGCCATGATCGCCTGCCGGAGGTTCTGGACAGCCTGAGCGAAGACGATGACCGCCATCAGAGCAGCCCGTCCAGGATGCGCCCGAGCTCGCGTTCGATGTTCGGACCCTCGGCGTCGAGCGGACCGTCGATATCGCCGGAACCGCCACCGCCGTTGCGCCAGCCTCCGAAGAAGAAGCCGACACCGAGAGCGCCGCCGCGACGACCCTTGTCGGGGCCGATCTCGTAGCCGACCGAGCCGAGGAATCCCTTGCGGTCGTACGTGACCGAGCCCGCCATGCCGCGGAAGTGGGTCGACGCGGCGGCCTGAGCGTTCAAGTTGTCCTTGATGGCCTGGGCGCCGCGCTTCATCACGGTCTCAACCTCAGGCTCAACCTTGCCCGGGATGCGTCCGAGATCAGCGGCGAGCGCCTGGAGCTCGGATGTGTCGACCGTGAAGCCGTCAGCCATCGTCCGCCTCACCCTCTGCCGCCTTGAGGCGCTCGAGGATGGCCGCGTTCTCTGCGGCGCGACGGGCGGCGACGATGAACTCGCCAACCTGCGCATGCATCACGATCTCGTCAGCCATCAGCCCTCCTCGACGAACAGGCGCATGGCCGTGGCGTACGTCTTCGCGAACCCGCCGACGATGCGCTCCTTGGTGCCCACGCGGTCCGGGTCGTTCGGGCACGCGGTCCAGGTCACGACGTCGTTCGGCTGGGGCTCGAAAGCGCCAACCGGGAAGTGCGCCTGGTACCGCTGGACCGTGAACGTGTGCTCGGCAACGTTCGGCGCCTGCTCGTACGACTGGTACGACTGGCGCCGCGCCTTGCCCGTGTAGAGCACTGTGGGCGAACCGGGAGTGATCTCGCCCGTGATCGGGTCCGTGTAGTCCGCCGTCGGCCGCGTCACCATGCAGGTGTCGAGCATCAGGGACTCGGCGTGCTGGCGGAGTTCCAGGGTGGCGGCCTCGATGTGCTCGCTGAGGTCGCTCATCCGAACTGAGGCCTGATCGTGAACGCACCCGTCGGACGCGTAGGCAGCAGAAGCGCCCACTCCTGATCCGTCAGGGCCAGCGGCTCAGCACCCGTACCCGAGTCCCGCATCTTCGTCAGCGAGCCGTCATCGATGGACGTCGTGACCGAGCGCAGACCCTCAGGATTGAGCACCTTGCGCGCCACCACAGACGCCTCGACATCGGCCACCAGCGCCGCATAGTCGGAGTTCGCCGCGGCCCGGGTGTCCAGGTCGACGACGCGCACCTTGATGCGCGCCTCAACCTGCCGCAGCCACGAGTTCCACTGCGCGAGCACCGGGGCGTCGGTCGGGGTGGGGCGACCAAGCTCGGTCGCAACGTCAGAGACGGTCGCGTACGTCATGGTCGCCCCGCCCTTCACTCAGCCCTTGGAGACGAGGCCGACAGCCTCGAGGTTCGCCAGCGACTCGGGGTCGATGTTCGGCGGCACAATGTCGCCCTTGTAGAGGTGCTGGACCCGCCCGCCGACATGGGCCACGACGATCGGCGCCGTGACCGTGTAGACGACAGGCTCAGGCGCCTCGACAGCCTCGGACTCCTCGACGCCAGCCGGCGAGGAGTTCGGCACCCCCCGCGGCATCAGGCGACGCCCGAGATGCGGAACCCAGCCCCCGGGTCGGTGACGACCGGGACGAAGTTCGCGCGGACACGCACGCGCCAGGAGTCGGTGTGCTCCTCGCGGATCGTCTTCGACTGGACGAGCTCGCCCGCCGACTGGTAGCCCGACTGGAGATCCTCGGTCGCGATGAACCCGAGCTGGTCCGTGTCGATGACCCAGGCGTTCGTGCCGACACCGGAGGGCAGGTTCGCCGCCGGGGTGGGGATGACCTGGAGGCCGGCGAGGATGTCGAAGCGGCCCGTGTAGATCGGGTTCGACGCGTTCTCGCGAGCCATCGCCGACGCGATGACCGAATCCGAGGCGAGGTAGGCCCAGGTCGAGTCGTCCACCAGGAGCGCGTTCGGCTCGTAGCCCAGGTTGAGGGCGCGAACGTCCGCCTTGGCGCGCAGGATGTCCTGGAGGATGGCCGGGGTGGAGCCCGAGCCATCCCACTTCTGCTTCGCCGCGCGGGTGTTCGTGATCGCCGAGGCGACGACGGACACGACGGCCTGGTCGATGACGAGCGCCGCCGAGTTGACGAGCTTCTGGAGACCCTTGCGCACCGGGTCCATCTGGCGACGCTTGATCGCCTCGTCGGTGATGAGGGTGTCCTTGCCGTACTTGGCGACCCGCGCGAGACCGGCAGGACCGTCCGAGATGGTCGTCAGCGAGTACTCACCGCCGGGCGCGACGATCTCAGGCGCAGCGTCCGCGAAGACGCCCTCGACCTGCTCGTAGCCGACCGCACCACCAGAGGTCTCCTGGCGGCCGGTGAGGAGCATGGTGCCGCGGTAACGCAGGTCACCGAACTCCTGGAGTGCGCGCGCCACGAACTGCGGGTTCTGGAGGAACCGGGACGCGGTGAGGTTCGGGTCGCTCAGGACAGGAGCGGCCGGAGGGAACGTAGCCATAATGGTTCACCTTTCGGAGGCGAACGGCGGGCGCCTGGCCCGGCCGCGAGGGGGAAGTGGTGGGGGAGGTCAGCGCGTGAAGACGACGCGAACCTTGTTGCCGCTCGTCGCAGTGGTCAGGGCGACACCGACGACCGCGCGCGTGTTCGTCACATCGGCCGGGGTGGGCGTGGTGACAGCGGCGAGGGTCGCGACCGTTCCAGCGGCGCCCGGGGTAACGACGTCACCAGCAGTGACCGTGCCGGACGCGGTGACACTGTGGACGCCAGCGGCGTAGATGGTCACGTTGTCGTTGATCGCGGCGTCGAAGCCGGCGACGCCGACCCAGTTGGCCGCGTTGGCTCCGGCGGGACCGACGGTCCCGGCGCCAGTCACGGCGACGAGCTGACCAGCCGTGACCGCGGCGGACGCCTTGAGCGTGATCGCCTGGCCCGGCTTGAAGACGGGAAGGTACTCGGCCATCTCAGGGCCTCACTTTCGGGTGGAAGAGGGAAGCTTCATGGATGCGGCGTACTGCTCGTACACCGCGTCGTCCGTCGGCTGCTCACCGGGACGAGCGCCCTGGCCGGGGTCCGGCTGGGGGCGAGGAGCGGGCGGCGTCGCGCCGGCCGGGATCAGTGCCTTGAGGTTCACTGCGTCGGCCTCGATCTCCTCGCGGGTCGATCCCGTGAGCCGGGATGCGAGTGCGAGCGGGATGCCAGCCTCGGAGGCAACCTCGTACCGAAGCGCCGTAGCGGTCGCCTTGGCTGCCGCTTCCTGCGCGGCCTTGAGGTCATCGGCGGCGCGCTGTTCGGCCGTCTT